TTAATAAGTAAGTATTCATCACGATTCTCACTGTTATTAACAGCAATCTCATTTATAGATGTTGATACATCGGTCTTAATAGCAGCACCGTAAGCCTTAACAGCTGAGTCATTGAAAGCTTGGCCATAAACTGTGCCAGCATTAAGCATCTGAATATCTTTCTTGTCTTTACCAGAAGCTGCGATAGCTCCAGCTTGTGAGCCTTGTGCCTTTAGTAAAGCCTCTTCACCTGCTACATACTGGTCATAGAATGAACCGATTGTACTAGATACAGACTTCCATACATCGGCAGTGCCAGATATAGGAACGGCCTGTATTGTTTGATTAAACTTATATGTTTGTCTCTCAGCCATTGTCTGTTATCCTACTTTCATTCCGAAATATGAACCAGTTCCACCTTTAGGTGCTGCGCTCACTGATGCGTTGTAACCACCAATGATAGACATAGAACTATTGATAAGCGCTTGAGTTCTAGCAGCCTTAGCTCTACGCCCATACTCTCTTTGTTTGTTACCTGTAGTGATTCTATCAGATGCTCTGTTGAGTCTAAAGTTAGTATCGCTGGTCTTGACTCCTTGAATAAACGAAGCACTAGCTAAACTAATACCAGATGTAGCACCTGCTACTACGTTAGAAGCCATCATATCATTAAATTCAACGGTTGCTGCCAACGCTCTACTCTTCTCTGCCGAGTCCTCTCTTGCGATGTTAGCTTCAGATTCTTCACCTGCAGCCTTCGCACCCATTACTGAGCTGACTACTTGAGCTACTACAAATGCTTCAATACCCATATTACCCTCTTGCTTGTACTTCTAAAGTTAAACCCAATAATGTCATAGGCATTGGGTCGCTCTGTGTTATTGTTACCTGTGTATTCTTAGAATATCCAAGTAATGGAACTGTTTTGATACCTGTGAACGATGATACACCAGAACCAAGTACACCTATACCGAAGTTTCTTACTGGTAAAGGCTTTCCATTGATACTGATACCACTTGCTTTGTACAGTTGAGCAGATACTCTAAGGATTCTTCTCATCTTAGTATTGATAGGCCCACTCTGGAACTGGATGTTAACTGGCATAGTCTTTACTTCAAGAGTATATTCAAGTCCAACTTCAACATCTGTTCCGAATCTATCAAGGGTAATCTTGCCGCCCACTGGAGTCTTGCTTACAGCAACTGTACCATCTACTCTTACTCTACATACCTCTCCATCAAGATGAGTAGTACCTAGGTCAACCTCGAGCGTTGTAGGGTTGGTTACACCAGACACTTGTACTGCTGAGTCTGTATAGTAATCATGAGTCAGAGCTTCAACATAGTATTTATCAACACCATCGATGTTTCTCTTCACATAGACATAAGTTATGTCTTCAACTACTGCAACATCTTTCATCTCACCATCAGTAGAGAATTTAGTCCAGGCTTGTACTTCTTCTGCTCTATTAGTAATGAATGTAGCCATAGAGCCATCACCATTAACAATATAGATGTAGTTACCCTCGTTGATAACATCGCCTGTTAGGGATGCCATAGCTACTGGAGCATTTGTTAAATGAGGTGCTAAAAGGTTAATCTCTGTGGAGTTGTATGAGTCTTCGGTATAAGTAAACAAGAACTCTCGTACCTGCTTACCGTTTCGTTGAATAAACACAGTAGCACCATCAACATTTAAGGGGCGCACACTAGGTAACGCACCAAATCTCGTCTGCCTAAGAACACCCATGTTGCTAGGCTTAATAGGTCTGTCTGGCACATGGAACTCACCGCCAGTTGTAAACACTTGTAAATGCTTACCCGATACTAAGTAAAGGATAGCGTTCACAGAATCTGTATCAAGGGTCACATCAATAGACTGGTCATCTCTACCAGAACCTCTATTGAAGTTAAAGAAGTCACCAGTTACTGAACCCCACAATGATTGAGGCAACGCTGTTGAATTAGAGAACCATAGTCTTCCTTCATGGAATGTTGCAACACCAGGGAAGCCATGAGTTGCTGACCAAGCTGGCTCTTCTAATGAAGAATCAATACCAGATATAGCATTGGCATTAAGGAACTCTTTAAGAAGCTCACCAGTAAAAGTCTGTGCGCCTACATTGACTGAGTTAATTCTAATGACAGCATCATTACCTTCAAACATGCCATCAACATGAGCAGCTGTGATTGGAGAGCCGCCAGATACATTAACCTGTGCCGTATCACCAACTACATAACTAGATGATTGAGGTGTGAATGAAGCGTTATCGTAATCCCTATTAAAATCAAATGTAGGATAGTACGAGAAAGCTTTGTCTGTTTTAGTCCATGTACTATGAGAAGCACCACGGACAATAGTAGCAACAGGATGTGACTTGTGACACATAATCAATGTATCTGCTGATTGAGTCCATCCTAGTTCTGGTAACTGAGTTGCTGTGTATGAGGTAACTAGGTAATCATTACCTGTACCGTTTATGTTTGTTTGCTTTACGCCATCCTTATAGACATACATCTTGAGTGGAGCAAATACAAGTAGATAGGTCTGAGTGATATTAAATTCAAACTCAACGAATCTTACTTGGGTCTCACCTAAGTCATCAATGAATCTTAGGCCTTGTCTGCGCTTCACGCCACCTTGACCAAGACACACAACATTAGTTAATGTCTCTGCACCTTTATAATAGTTTTCATAGTCATGTCTTGCGACTAACCTAGGGTCTAACTCTCCAGCGGAGAAGGTAGTCTGGGATGATATTGCTTGAGACACTAGAATCTATTCCTAACTAAAGATGAATCTCTGTTCGGGCCAATAGAAGGTGTAGCTTGAGAATCAACAGTCTTAGCTCTTGACATTTGCTTCTCTGCAAGTGTAGCGTAATACTCACCACGAGTAGCTGATTCAGTAATAGGAATTGCGAACACAGATGCTAGTCTTAACTCTAATAGCTCTGTGAAGTATGCTGGCAAGTAAGACTCGTCTGGCTTGTATGTGTAATCAAGAATGATTGACGTGTTATCAGAGTACAGCTTATCACTGTATATCTGGTAGTTATCATTGTTGGTGTCTATGTGTTGAGCTACTAAGAAGTCTGCTGGTAATTGAAATGCGTACTTCCACTCATTAGCTGGTGCAGCTGTCAGTCTTGATAGTTGTGCTTTAGTAGAAGCAAATCTCCAAGGATGTAATGTTAATAGACTTTCATAAGATGCTTCATACAAGTTAGCAGCAATAAGTGCAGCTGTACTGTCTTCTGTAAAAGATGAGATGGGTGATTCACCAATAAGCAATAATGCTTTAGATGCAATATCGATGCTTGTGTTGTTTACAACTCCAGCCATGACGCTTTCCTAAATTAGTTTAATAAAAGGCCCTACTGCAGTAAGGCCCAGAGTTAAACGAACTTATGCAGTTTCGTCAATTTGTACTTTAACAACACCAGAAGTGTCAACTGTTACAGCACCAGCTTTCATCTTACCAAGAGATAACCAAGATACCTTTTCTGGTACATAGTTAACTTCAGTTGATAAATCGATACCGATAGCTAAACCAATAGCTGACTTGTGGTATGCAAAACAATCACGAATGTTAGTAGCGATAGCTAAGCCACCTTCAGAACGAGTCTCAATCATTTGCCACTCAAAACCCATGAACGTATTGATTTCACCAGACATAAGCGCACGAACTGAGTTGTAGTCAGCTGAAGTAATAGTTGAATCATTCAACATCTTCTCGATTGCTTGAGGTGAACAAACCATAACACGGTCGCCCATTGGAACACCACTGTCACTTAACGTGCGAGAAGCAGCAGTGATTTTAGCTAGTGTCATGTTAGTACCGCCATTAGCGATAGTAGTACCAGCTGACAAAGCATTGATGATTAGTTGGTCTAACTTACGACCTAAAGCACCAGCAATAGTTTGAGCTAATTCTGAACGCTCATCGAAGTTAACTTCAACGTTGTCAAAGATGTCAGTGTACTCTGGAGCAACATAGTTGCCTAAAGCACATGCAACTTTAGCATGTGTAACGTCCATCGCTGTAACGTCTGATTGAGTAGTACCACGAGCAATCGCTGTACCTTTACCCATAGTGCGGAAATTGTACGTGTCACCTGTAATACCATTACGGATACGAACTGTGTTTCTTAGTTGACCTACACCTTGAAAGGCGTGTTTTACTTCTGCATCAAACTGTTTTGATGCTGCTGAACTTAAATTAACAGACATAATATGTCTCCTTATGAATTAAAAAAATAGTCTTTCTGTTTTTCGATTCAAGTAGCCTATATCGGGTTGAATCTAGCGCTTTCGAGGCGCTTAAACTTCCAATACAGGCCAGGAGTTCTGGGTATCTGTGGTTCGATTATAACAAAAAATAGACATGTAAGTAGTTTATTTTATTGTTTAATCAAATTAGCAGGTGCAGAACCGAAGTAATCACGGAATTTAGCCTCTACAGAAGCTCTGAAGTCTGGTGATGTTGTGTATCTTTCATCAGCTATCATCTCATATAGTTTGTTTTCCGTCATAGAATCTACAGGTTTAACAGTATCTGGTGCGCTCACTGCTGAATCCTTAGTCATTGACTTTAGTTTCTCCAGTAAGTTGAACCCATCAGCTGTAGTTGCTAAAGATTGTAATACTTCATACTCATTAGAATCAAGATTAGCTTGACCCCAGTGTGTTAAGTCAGAGATTCTACGTTCAGCGTCACCACCAAGCTTCTTAATCTCATCATCAACATTCGTTGCTTCCATCTGATTCATAGTGTTAGACACATACATGTTCAACAAATCAGTGTGAGCATCTTGAGACAGTCCTGCTTCCTTCGCCCACTTATTGAAGTCACCTAACATAGGGTCATCATCTGGTATCTGGTAGCCTAACTCTTCATCTAATGCTACAGTGTATTCATCTGGCGCACCAGTGAACCCACCTAACTTAGACTCTAGTCCTGCGTATGCCTGTGCTTGGTCTGCTACTGTCTTATACTTACCAGACTTAAACCAATCTGGTGTATCACCTTCGCCATTAACACCTTCTGATAACATCCAACCTTCTTGTGTTACTGGTGTCTCTGACTGTGCCTGTGCTTCTGGTGCTTCTGTTGCTGCCGCTTCTGTTGTTAATATTGACTCTTCTTGTTCGCTCATACATTACTCCACATAATATAATTAATAATCGCCCTTTGCTTGGCGTTTGATACAGGATTGAAAGAACCTAATGACACTGTTCTGACCCTCCCTAAAATAACCTTGTCCTTCTGACTGACCAGGATTACATACTGGCTGCCTTATAAACCGCTCATCAAGATGTTCAAGTAGCAACTTGCCACTATCTGTCTTGAATACCTCGGCTATTAAAGCATCTAGTTCTTTTCCGTTGTTATTCATAGTTGACCTTTCATTGCAGCATCAGCTATCTCTGGGTTCTCCGCAGCTTCTTGAGCTAAGTCTGGATTGTTTGCTGCCATCTCTGCCATCTGCATTGACTTCT